TATTAGTAAGTCATCTACAACTAACCTGTGTGAGTTCATCAAAGGCTCTAGTGTGTCTATAATACGTTTTTCTTTCTGTGTATTATGTCTAACTTCTTCTATCTCACATGGGTGTATCTTTGCCATGACAGGTTTTAACAACTGGGTTGCCATACCATCACCAAAGTTACTCTCAATGACCACATAGTTCACATCATGTTTCTTCGCAATGTTAGACAGTCTTGCCATAGTAGTTTCTGAATAACCACCATCTAATGAACCTATAGCGGTCAGATAAAGCACTCCATGAAGCATTTTCAGCACCGCATACGCTGTTTTGTCTTCTCCACGACCACTAGGGTCAATAGACATTACTGTGCCTTCAAATGCTGTAAATTCTTCACTCATCATCATAGGAGCTACAAAATAATCACCTTTAAGACCCACATTGGGAATATCAGGGTCTATAGCTTTCATTTGCTCTGGTGATGATGCCCATTGTATCTTTGCAGGTGCATCTTTCCATGTAGAGCAACCTGAAGCTACAATTAAATCGTTTAACTTTAGAGGGTATCTATTTGCATCAGACAAACTTGTGTCCAACATAAATTGTAAGTTAAAACCAGAACGACCATACGAAGATAGTCTTTCCATAAGGTCTACCGCATCAAACCTTTTGGGGTCTGTGGGTTCACCTTCTTTACCTTGTATAATGTCTGCAAGTTTGTGACCATAACTAATCTTTTGTGTAGGATTAGGTACAAGTGCAGTCCATATCTTTGTCTTAAATCCTCTCTCTTCTAATGAGTTGTATAATGACATCTCATTTTGTGGAGTTCCTAAAAATATAATTCTTCCAGTATTAGGTTTAATGATTGCATCAAATTCTTTTACAGTCTCACCTAATCTATCTCTCATTAACTGCGTTTGGGAGTTATTAGCACTCTCAACGTCATCAGCAATGATAATGTCTGCTCTACTACCTGTTAACTGCCCTGTAATACCCATAGATTTAACTGATGGTGCATGACTGGCTGTAGCAGGTGCTACATCAAATGATACTTTAGAATGTCTTTGATTATCTCTAGGTATCAAGTGTTGTAATAGTGGCATCTCTCCGATTAACCTTTGTGTAAAGGTACTGAAGTCATCTGCTCTAGTTTTACTAGCAGATACTACTAAAATATTTTTTTGTGGATTAAGAAGTAATTGATGACAGACAAAAGCAGAGGTAATCCAAGACTTACCTACTCCTCTAAATGCTTCTATTACAAGTCTCTTTTCGTTTGACTGTAAGTAATCTGCAATATCGAATTGTATAGGTGTGGGATTGGGCAGGTTTAAGTGCTTCCAACACAAATACAAAAAATTTTTAAAATTCTTTAATCGTTTATCCATCATCAAATGGTACTTCGTCTAAAATGTTATCTTCTTTTTTAGATAAAGGTTCTTTACTGTATGTTTTACAAACTTCTAAACATACTTTCATTTCTGAAGCTGTTAAATCTTCCCCAGATTTTAATTTCTTATAAGCATGGTTTACCAATAGTTGTGGTAACTCTTTTAAGACTGTTTCTATTTTATTGGGGTCTTCCTTGTCGGTTGTATTTTTTATGGTCTCGTTTTTCATCTTTGTTTAACCTTTTCTTGTGTGTTCGTACTCTTTTCTTTGGTTTCTCTCTAACAACAAAATCTTTAAATTTTCTAGCCATAACTACTTACTTGTTAGCCTATCCATGTGATTGTAAATTCTGCCAATCTGTTTATCTATTGACATAATTTCTTCTGTTAACATTCCTAAATGAACCTGAAGTTCTACGATTGTCATTAAGACATACGAAGATAAACCTAGTAGAATAGTACCTAATAGTGGTAATACCCATTGGTTCTTTTTCATTTAGCAATCTTTCCTTTGTTAATCCCTTTTTTAATTACATATTCTCTAGTTCCGTTTGCATTTACTTCGACTTCTTTTTTAAGATTTTTAAACAGAGACATTTCTTTATCTTTATGTTCTTTATTTCTTGTGAACTCTGTTAGTTTTTTTGTGTCTCGCATGTTTTTTAGGTTTGCAATTAGGAAAGTCAAAAGTGTAGACATCATCTACAATCTTATTTAATTTCTCAAACACTCTGTCGATAGAACCGAAGAATGCGTAGAGAAACTTATCAATCACTTTTTGCCTTTAAATATTTGTGTTCCCTTAATTCCATAAATACTTGCCACGACTAAAATCCAAAGATTTGTAAACCAGGACGGAAGCTGTTGAAATTGTTCAAAAAACTCTTGAATTTTTGCAGAAGCATTTGCATCGTTACTAAAGACTCCATATGCCAAAACCAAAATTGGCAGTGTAAGAATTATCAAAATTGCCTCATCTTTATAATCTGATTGTCTAGCTTCTAAAAGTTTGCCAGAGTATTCTAACTCTCCAGAGGCCATCTTTTCTGCATGTTTAGCTTGTGCATTAGCCATCATCATTTGTGTTTCTTTTTTCTTTTTGTAAACGTGTTGGCCTGCGTTGATTGCTAATTTGATTGCACTAAACCACATTTAGATTGACCATAGAAATAGCGACCATGTTATCCAAAATGCTATAACCCTTTTATCCATATTTTTAATTGATGTTTTAAATCTGTTGAACCACATCTTTGGCGTG